AGGTTACTTCACTCCCCATTAAAGTTAGAACTAAATTTGGTAATAGAACAGACGAGACTATTGGGAAGGAAGACCCTCGCTGGAAAGATGCTATGGGTAATGCTTCTCGTAATTTGCAAGGGCAAATTAGTCAAGCAAAAACAGATCATGAATACTTCTCTAAAAAACTACGGGAATGGCAAATAAAACATAATGCTTAATTTAAAAGAATATCTACAAGAAGAAAAAAATACACATATGACTCATGCGGAAGATCTCATCTTCATTGAGGGAGTTAATGGTGCACGTAGAGCAATCAATTTTCTTAGAGCATTACGTGATATGCTTGCAGGACATAGTAAAACTAAAGTAACCGCAACTGTTAAATGGGATGGGGCTCCTGCAATATTTTGTGGGATAGATCCTAGAGATGGTAAATTCTTTGTGGCTAAAAAGGGTGTATTCAATAAAGAACCAAAGGTATACAAAACACCATCAGAGATTGATGCTGATACATCAGGTGACCTTGCTGCTAAGTTAAAGGTTGCATTGGTGGAGTTAAGTAAATTAGGTATTAAATCAGGGGTTTATCAAGGTGACTTAATGTTTACCGATGATCTTAAGAAAGAAATTATTGATGGTGAAGACTATATTACATTCCATCCTAATACAATTGTTTATGCCATACCATTAAATTCTGAACTAGGTAAAACAATTCGTAAAGCAAAGATTGGAATTGTATGGCATACCACATATACCGGTGATTCCTTTGAATCAATGAAAGCTTCATTTGGTAAATCAATTGTACAACATTTAACACATAATCCAAGCATTTGGATGGATGATGCAAACTATAAAGACTATTCAGGTGTGGCAACATTTACCGCTGAAGAAACTAAAGAAGTTTCCGCTATATTATCCAAAGCAGGATCTCTATTTAATACCATTAATCCAAAGACATTGAATGCCATATCTGATGATGAAGATTTATTAATGGCAGTACAAACATTTAGCAATACTAAAATTCGTAAGGGAGAAGAAATTGATAATCCAACCCAGCATGTTAAAGATTTATTCAATTGGATTTATGACAAATATCAAAAGGAAATTGATATTAAAAAAACAGAGAAGGGTAAATCTAGTCAAGAGACCAAAAGAAAAAAGATACTCTCGTTCTTTGTTAACCATGAGCAAAATGAGATCGCTAAGATTTTTGAATTGGCGAACTACATATTAGAAGCTAAACATTTAATTGTTAACAAAATGAATCAAGCAGGACATATTAGTACATTCATTAAAACCACATCAGGATTTAGGGTAACAGGGGTTGAAGGCTTTGTTGCAATTGACCATTTAACCGGAGGTGCAGTTAAAATAATTAATAGAATGGAATTCAGTAAATCAAACTTCGATCCTAACATTATAAAAGGTTGGAGTAAGTAACAAACAGATTACTTTTGTTGTATAAATAATACAATAGTTACACTTATATAGATGGATAAAATGAAGAATTACCGCCAATTACTTAAAGAATTGCCTACAAAGACCATAGTTTTCACTTTCGGTCGCTTTCAACCAGGTACTTTAGGACATGAACTACTTGTTAAAGTGGTTAAAAAAGTGGCATCCACCCAAAAAGCAGATTATGCTATCTTTGTATCCCGTACTCAAGACAAAAAGAAAAATCCATTAACTGTAGATCGTAAGATTCATTATTTGAATCTAATGTTTAAAGATACCCGTTTTGTTGCTGCTTCTGATAATACCAATACTCCAATTGAAGTGGTTAAGTCACTAAATAAAAAATATAAAAATCTAATAATGATAGTTGGTAGTGATAGAGTTGACTCATTCACCAAAGTATTAAACACATATAATGGTAAAGAATATCATTATGATTCTATTCAAATAATCTCTGCAGGTGAAAGAGATCCTGATGCCGATGATGCAGCAGGAATGTCAGGCTCTAAGATGAGAGCTGCCGCTGTCAAAGGTGATTATTTCACATTTAAAAAAGGTTTACCAAATTCAATAAGAGATATTGATGGTAAACTATTGATGAATGAAATCCGAATTGGTATGGGTCTTGAATCAATTAAAGAGCAAATCAATTTAGTTAAAGATACCATTCGTGAACAATATTTTAAAGGTGAAATCTTTAATATTGGTGATATGGTTGAATCTAATGATATACAATATGAAATTGTAAAACGTGGATCAAATCATCTATTATTAAAAGAAGAATCAGGAACACTTGTGTCAAAATGGATTCAAGATGTTACAACGGTTAAATTAGGAAACCAAGAAATGAATGAAGAACTAACCACAAAAACCATTAAACCAAATGATAAACTAAAAGTTGCTAGAATTATTGCATCATTCCTTAGTGTGGATAATCCTGAATCATTATCAAATCCAGAACAAATTGTTAATATGGGATTACGTAAAGTACGCACAAAAGCGTTAAACTCAGAATCTATTGCTATGTTACATAAAATGCTTAGTTTGGCAGATGAAGTTGGTATTCAATATGATGTTAAATTAATACCACAAAAATTAAAAGAATCAATTGATTCAAGAGTTACTATTGATCCTAAATCAAATTATAATGCAGCCAAAGATGTTATGCGTTATTCTGATTTCAAAAAATTAATGAAGATGAATAAAGGTGAAGTATCAGAACAAGTAGATACCGGAGTTGCCACACCTGCTAAAACTATGGCCATTAGAGAATTAGAAAACCAAGGACCATCTCATTCAGAGGTTGGTAGTTCATATGGTCATGGTGACAATTCACATTTACGTCGTCGTAAAGTACATTATCAAAGAGAAGAAGTTGAAATGGATGAAGATGTTATGTCTGCTGATTTTAAAATTGACCCATTTACAGGACATAAATCTAGAGCACATCGTATTGAATTTAAAAATAGTGGTGCTAAAGGTAAGTTAGACCATAAAGATGAAGTTGAAGAAGCAGCAAAGGTTGGACCAAAGGGTCCCATTAAAGTAGGTAAACGTTATGTACCTGTTGATGATTCAGATGAGATTAGTGCACGTCGTGGACGTGGCTATGATGCATTCTTTGAAGAAACCGAAGAAGAATTGGATAAAATTACAGATGCAGAATTAGATAAAATGGCAGATTCAATTAAATCATTGGATGATATTGCAGAAGCATATGAAGATGATGAATTTGAAATCATTGATGAAGATGGTAATGTAATTGAAAGCGATCTCAACGAAGATGCATTAATGGAAGTTTTATCAAGAGTAGAACGTTTAAGAGCTAAATCACGTTTTGCAAAAACTAAATCTAAAAGAGAACGTAGTACTAAAATAGCATTAAAACGTCATTCATCAACAGCGGTTATTAATCATAGAGCTAGAAAATTAGCGGTTAACTTAATTAAACAACGCATTGCTAAAAAACCACTAAATAAATTATCTATTGGTGAAAAAGAACGCATTGAAAGAATAATCCAAAAAAAGAAAACATTAATTGATAGATTAGCCATGAAGTTAACATCAAGAGTACGTAAAGTTGAAACTGACAGATTAGCACATCATAAATTTACAAAGAAATAAAATGGAACTGTTAAAAGGAATAAATATAGTATGAATGAACTTATCGCAGCAGTAAGACTAGCCCTTGGAAATACATTTTTTATGTATTACAAAACTCATGCCTATCATTGGAACGTAGAGGGTATTAAATTTAGTCAATATCATGATTTCTTTGGTGAGTTATATGAAGAAATCTATAATGCAATAGATCCTACCGCAGAGAATTTAAGAAAATTAGGTGTTTATGCTCCAATTAGTATTATGGAACTATATAACTATAAGACAGTTGTTGAAGATTCAACAATGCCGGTTTTAATATCTGAAATGGTAACTAACCTTATTATTGCAAACAATGAGGTTATTACTGCATTTAGTAAAGTGTTTGATTTAGCAACAGTAACAAAAGAACAAGGTCTTGCTAATTTTGCGGCAGATCGTATGGATGCACATAGAAAACACGGTTGGCAATTAGCAGCCTCATTAAAGAAAATTGGATAATAGTATGAAGTCATTCTTAGATCTACAATTAGAAGTATTAACTAAAAATGCCGATGCTGGTAAATGGATTGATGACTTTGTTAATTCAAATGATCCTAAATTTGCTGGTAAATCAAAAGAGAAACGTAAACAAATGGCTCTTGCTGCTTACTATGCTAACCAACGTAATGAAGAAGCGATTCATGAAGCCAGAGCTACTTATACTATTAAAGATAGTGAAGGTAATATAAAGCATGCCGGAACAGATAAAGACATTGCTTATAAAACACATAAGTCTTTGAATACAAAAGAACTGGGTCATAAACTTTATAAAAATGGGGTATCTTGTTTAGCTGAAGAAGTTCAACAACATGAACTTAAACGTATTCATAAAGAATACTTGTATCATAAATCTAGACCAACTGCCGATGTGCTTAAAACACATAAAAGTTTACATAAAGTTCAAAGTCAAAACTATAGTGTTGCTGAAATGGGTGGTAAAGAAGGATTAATTTCTGATATTATGCATGATGCTCATGGTAAAACTAGAATGGCGGCATATCATTCTTTATCTTCTAAACACAAAAAAGCTTTATCAGAAGAAACTCTTGACGAAATCTCAAAAGAAGCAGTTTATGTTGAAGAAAGTCGTGCTGAATCTGGTGAACTATTTAAGAGTTTAGTAGATAAAGCACATGCTGCTTCAGAACGTGGTGATCATACCCAAGCTAAGAGACATTTATCTAATGCGCAAACTGCGCGTTATGGTATTACATCAGCTAATATTCCAAAACATAAGAAAAGCTTTGACAAATATAAAGAATTAAAACACTCATATACTAACTATGATGACCATGTAAGAGAAGAGACTGATTTAGAAGAAGCTCACAAGATTAATGACAGAGTAGAAATTATTAAGGGTTCTGCTAAAGGTACCATTGGTCGTATTGGCGAAATCCGTCATGGCGCTTTCAAAGGTGCAGCAAAGACTTATACAGTATATCACGGTGAACACGGTGCTACTCAAGTTTCTAAAGAACATATTAGAAAACTTAAAGAAGAAGTTCTTGATGAGATCTCGCAAGAGACTAAAGTGTCATATATTAACAAAGCATCTAAAGATATTACTGATAGACGTGCAAAAGAAAAAGAAGCTCTTTCAGATAATGGTACTAAACGTAAGAATTATCCAGAGTTTAAGAATTATATAAAGAAAACAGATAAAAGAGAAAAGATGGTTAATAAAATGTCAAACGAAGAAGTTGAATTAGATGAAGCAACTTCAAAAGTTGCATCCGGTGAAATGTTTAAACATCACTTAGATAAAGCAACTGAAGCATCTAAGAATGGTGCACATAGTCGGGCTAAATATCATTTAGGAATTGCTAAAACTGCAAGGTATGGGATGAATACTAAAGCTTTAATGAAACATAAAGAAGCATTGGGCAGTTATAAAGAATTAATGCACAGCTATACTAACTCTGACGATCATGTTAGAGAAGAAGTGGAACCAATTGATGAATTGTCTAAAGATACATTATCTAGTTATGTTAAGGCTGCCTCTAAAGATGCCGAAGATGCTGGACGTGACCAAGAACATTATGGTGCTCAATCTGACTATGATAGAGGTAATAAACGCCAAAAAGGTATTTCTAAAGCTGTAGATAAGTTGACCAAAGAAGAGGTTGAACCAATTGAAGAATTGTCCAAATCTACATTAAAATCATACCGAGATAAAGCAATAAAACATATGGTCGATAAAAAAGCTGAGCTAGGTATGAGAATGGGCACTAAAGCTGATTGGAAGAGAATTCGTGGTATAGAAAATGCTTCAAGTAAAATTGGCAGCAAGGGTACTAGAAATGAATCAAAATCACATGATGTTATTAAAGCCAAATTAGATGATATCAATCGTAAGCCAGAATCTAAATCTCCTGCACAAAAAAGAGCAGAAGCAGAAAAACAGACAAAGGAAAAAGAAATGAAAGAAGCAGTGGATACCATTAAGAAAAATGAAAAAGGAGATGTAATCTCATTCAGTCATGAAGGTGATTGGGAAAAATCATCAACTAAAAATGGTGGAGCTAGAGGCAAAGGTAAAGCTTCTCATTTATCTGATGTTGGTCTTAAGACTATTAAAAAATTAAATACAGAAGAAGTGGAAGAGTTAGATGAAGGTTTAGCTCCAGGGTATAATCATTATAAAGTAGATGGTAAATATATACGTGATAAGAAAACATCAAAACCTCATGAGAGTGATGAAGCCCATGGAGAATGGATTAAGGGGTTTAATGATGCGCGTGATTCACACGTTAAAGCTGTAGTTGCCGCTAGCAAAAATGGACCTGGTAAATATCATGGTCATACAGTAAAGGTTGCAAAAAGAGGGGTTTATGAAGAAGTTGAAGAGTTAGATGAATTGTCTAAGGATACATTATCTAGTTATGAAACGAAAGCACGATACGCTGCTCTTAAACACAATCTGGTGGCTGACTTACGTTCACAAGGTGCAGATTACTATGGCGCAGGACAACATAAAGCAATGGCAAACAAACGTACTGTTGGCTACAAAAAAGCATTTGCAAAATTAAATAAGGAAGATACAATGTTAACATATTCAGAATTCATGGCTCAATTAGAGGAAGGCAAAGCAGATGACCTAAAAGATAAGTTAGCAGCTGATCGTGAAAATAGATTAAACAATTACGACTATAGTAAAGAAAAAGATAAAAAGTCTAATAAGACTATAGTTAAAGGGCATAGTTATGGTGCAGGGGATGAAGAAGAGGAAGGCGAGGACGATGTTAAAACGGCCAAACCAGAAGCAGTAAAACGCGGACGTGGTCGTCCAGCTGGATCAAAATCCGGCGCTAGAGTTTAGTATAAATATAACAATCAATAAGGAGTAACAAACATGGCTTTATTCGGAAGAACAGATACTTTGGAAGCATCACCAAAGTTTATTACAAGAAAGGCAACATTCGACGCTCAAGCTGCAGTTAGCTCAAGCGGCGATACAATTGACCTTACTAACTCAAATACAAACTTTGCTACAGGTGACGGTGTTGTTTACACTGGTGCTTCTGGTATTGGTTTAACACAAGGCACTGCTTACTATGTTAGGAAAGTAAATGCTGGTACAATTCAATTGACACCAACAGAAGCCGGTGCTAAAACTGGTGCTACTGGTGTTAATCTTACAGCTGGTGCTACTGGCGCAGTAGGTAACTTACAACGTAACCTAGAAGGTAATGAATCTACTGGTGCTACTGGTGTTGGTGATCATAACTACAACGGTAAAGAATTAATATTTGTTGATGCTAACGAAGCTGCTCAACCAGAAAATCGTGCACGTGGACTTAAACACGTCGGATGGTGGTTATATCGCACATGGACAAATGCAGATGGTTCAGTTGCTCACCATGCAGAAAACGTAGTTGCAATGGGTGCATACTCAGGTGCTACCGGTGCTGGTACATACCAAGCTCAAACTGGTGACAATGCTGCCGATGATACATATGTACTTGATTCAACAGTATCTATTACAGTTCAACCTGCAAATAGATCAGTTGTTGCCCCAGCAACAGCAACATTTAGTGTAACTGCTACATTAACCGGTGCTGGTGCACTAAATTATCAATGGCAAGTTCAACAATCAAGTGAATCAGGCACTACTTGGACTAATGTTTCCTCTGGTACAGGTGGAACAACTGCATCTTACACTACCGGCGTAACTGCTGTTGCTCCTGGATCTGGTGCAACTAATGGTGATAAATATCGCGTAATAGTAGGTAGTTCAACTGCTAATACTGATGTTACATCAAGCACAGCAACATTGACAGTAACTGTGTAATAAAACAAAGCCAGGGTAGAAATACTCTGGCTTATTTTTGATATGGATAATATTATTACTGAAGATAACTTTTTGTTACATGCGATGCATCATTATGACAATTCGCAGTGCACTAGTATCATTGAATTTGAAGAAGATCTTAAACGTTTTTTATATTTAAAGAAATTATTCTATAGATATAAAACAAATAACGATCTTAAAGAACGATTAATATTAAATCATATTATTGTTCTATTTAATTTATTTGGTGACATGACTTCTAAGATGCTATTTTTAAAAATAGATGATGATTCTTGGGGTGCATTAACCACATTTTTAGTTTATCTAGAAAGAATGCCGGAAACTATCCCGGAATATAATGTTAAACTTTCTAATATTCAACTTGATGAATTCATTATAAAATCATTACGGGAAATTTAATGGCAAGAATTGTTGATAATTTAATTGCATATAGAATATTGACTATGTTGGTTACTCCATTTGAAGAGACTCCTGCATATAAGTTAGGTATTATAGATAAAGATGGACATAATTTAATTAAGTCATCTAAGTTATCTACATCCGAGCAAAAAGATTCATATTCATATCTTAATAGATTGGTGTTTAATATTAAAAAAATCATCAATAAATTACCTGGTTCTGAGAGTAAAATACGTAATCTAATTGCAGCTTTTTGGTTAGTTAAAGAATCATATGAGAATAAACAATCAATTGTATTAAAAGAAGATGTGATTAAATTAATTAGATTGTTGGATACTGTTACATTAGTTGAAGAAGAATTAATAGTTAGAACTTTCTTAGAGAAGGTAGAATTAGAAGAAGATGGTGAAGGTGGTGCACCAACTAATTCAACAGGTCCTGCTGTATCCACTGATATACCTGTACCAAAGAAAAAAGATATAGATAAATATAAAAAGAATAACGCAGGATTAATATCCATGTCTCGTAGAGGTAAACCAATATAATGTGGATTTTTCATTTTATTCCTGACGCAATTTTACATTTATTTGTTCTTACTGTATTGTTTAGTGGATTAGGGCTATATGTCCTAGGAATGTTTATTTACTTCATTCCACCTGCAATCCCATTTAAAGAACCAATTAGATTTTTAGCAACAGTATTAATGGTGGCAGGGGTATATTTTTATGGTTCATATGATACTGAAATGTCATGGCGTGAAAAAGTTAAAGATCTGCAATTAGAACTTGCCAAGAAAGATACTGCTTCAGCTGAAGTAACCACAAAAATTATAACTAAATATGTTGATAAAGTGAAAGTTGTTAAGGAGAAAGGCGATGTTATTATTAAAGAAATACCAAAATATATTACTGAAAAGTCTGATGCTGAGTGTAATATCCCTAAATCTTTTGTCGTGCTCCATGATAGTGCCGGTAAAAATGAAGTTCCCAACCCCGCCGGAAGAATTGATGAAACCCCCTCCGGCCTTAAACTCTCTACCACCCTCGAAACAGTAGTTGGTAATTATAATTTATATTATGAAACAGCAGAACAATTAACAGCCCTACAAGAATGGGTAAAATCACAAGAGAAAATCTATAATGACCATTGAAACTCAAGTAAAAGTATTAGAAACCATGGTATCAAAAATAGAAGTTTCTATTGAAAAATTAACTCAAGTTAGTACCGATGTTGGAAAACTATTAGCTGTACATGTTGAACGCATAAATACAATAGAAAAGGTTAATGATCGAATGGACAATGAAATTAAAGAAATACATTCTCGTATTACCACCACCTCTAGAGAGATTTGTGATAAAATAGATAAAATGGAACAAGCAATTGAAGATAGAATAAAAGAACATGAAGAAGTTTCTTCCTATCAAAATAGTAAAATTCTAGATCAGCATTTTAGCAATATAAGAGATATATCTGCTAGATTAGAAATATTGGAAAATTGGAGATGGTTAATCATTGGTGGTGCTGTAGTGGTAGGTTATTTAATATCAAACATTAAAGCATTTATATAACTTACCGGTCCCAATAAAGATATAATATCATTAAAAATAATTAAAGTACAATTTATTTTCGCAAATATAACTGTACTTTAATTCATAATTAGTATATAATGGACTCTTAATGGAGATCTATTAATGCTATACATAGACATAAAATATGTCAGTTTAATTTCTTATAAACTAAGAAACTTCAAACAAAAATCTCAAAACTATTGGAACTTCTCTTGCCCTATTTGTGGTGATTCAAAGAAGGATCAACGTAAAGCCCGTGGATATGTATTGGTGCATAAGAATATTCTTATGTATAAATGTCATAATTGTGGTTTATCATGTAACTTTGGTAATCTATTAAAGAGAATAGATGCCAATCTTTATTCTGACTATGTGTTAGAACGCTATAAAGAAAGTCCTTCAAAATATGTTGACCATGCAAAGTTACCGGTTGATATCATTAAACCCCCTGAAGTTGAATTGTTAGATGATGTATTGGATGGTGCCCAACGAATTGATACATTACCAATCACACATCCTGCATTAGCATATATAATTAAAAGAAAGATACCAAGAGATAAATGGGATTTATTATATTTTGTTCCTAAGTTTAAGGCCTTCGCCAATGGGGTAAAAAAACAATTTAGTACATTAAAGGATGACCATCCTAGACTTATTATCCCATTCTTTAATGAACATGGTAAAGTATTTGCATTTCAAGCAAGAGCCTTTGGTGATGAAATGCCAAAGTATTACACAATTAAGTTAGATGAAAATGAGGAGAAGATATATGGACTCGATCGCGTGGATTTTAGCAAAAGGATATTGGTGGTTGAAGGACCAATTGACTCAATATTTTTGCCCAATTGTATTGCTGTATCAGGAGCAAGTTTTGATACCCCTACTATTAGGACTTTACTTACTAACGCTACTATAGTAATGGATAATGAACCTCGTAATAAAGAAATAGTAAAACAATTTGAAGGGTATATCAATTCAGGATTTACTGTTTGTATATGGCCTGATTCCGAAGAGAGTAAGGATATTAATGATATGATTAAATCCGGTAAATCACAGGAGGCAATTCTAGAAACTATAAATAACAACACTTATACAGGAATTCCTGCAAAACTAAGATTCAATACATGGAGAAAATGCTAATGCAAATAGATGATTGGAATGAAGATAGATTAGATGTTATTGGTCAGAATGGTAACGAAGGACTACATTATGATGAAAAAGAGAGTGAAATTTCATTGAAAAAGCCTAAAATATTGGTGACTGGAGCAACGGGATACATAGGATCGCATGTTTGTAGAGTGCTTTTTGAGCGAGGGTGGGAGGTTGTAGGATTAGATATTGACGACCAACAAAATGACGTTTCCACATATGTTTCTCGTTTTATTCATACAGATGTTAAACATATACGCCTTGAGGAACGATTTGATGCAGTAGTTCATTTGGCAGGATTAATATCTGTTGAAGAATCCATGAGATATCCTGCAGCATATTATAATACCAATCTAAATGGTACATTGAACCTCATATACCAAGATCTAACCGATCATGTCATATTTGCATCAACTGCAGGTGCATTTGACCCACAATCACCATATGCAAAATCTAAGATTGCAGCGGAAGATGTTATTAAAGAAAGATGTAAAGGTTACACTATATTTCGATTTTTTAATGTGGCAGGTTCAGATGGTATTAATTGTCAACAAGGTACATCAACTCATTTAATTCGTATTGCAGCTGAATGCGCTGCAAAAGTTAGAACTAATATGTTAATATATGGTGATGATTATGATACACAAGATGGAACATGTGTTCGTGATTATATTCATGTTGTGGATCTTGCAAATGCAATTGCCAATGCAATTCAAAATGGCCCTAAGAATACCGAATATGAATGTATTGGTTCCGGTAAAGGTTACTCGGTTAAAGAAGTAATTGATAAGATGAAAGCAGTATCAGGAATTGATTTTAAAGTTGATGTTGTTTCTCGTAGAGTAGGAGATCCTCCAATATTAGCAATTGATAATCAATTTGATGGATTAGATATTAAACATAACCTTGAAGATATGTGTGAATCTGCATATAAAATTGAATTGAAGAAAGCACATTGGTGGAATTAATTGTACTTTAATTATAAACTGTAGTATAATGTTATATATTGTAGAGAAGAGAGATATGATTTATGGGTATTGAAACCACTGAACATTATGATGAATATATTAGATATTTTAAACTAGCATCTAAACAACAAGAACTATGTAACCTTGGTAGTACATTACATAAAGATTCAGATGTTGATGATGACCTTATGCATCATGTGGAACTATATGATGTCGTTGAACGTAAATATGCAGGATTCTCTGCTGTTATTAATGATGCTTTTTATGGTTGGACAGATGCTCATCCATATTGGGATAAAATGCAAAGAGGTGATGTAACTTCTCAACGTAATGTTATTGCTAGAGATTGGACAGGAAAGCATACAGATTTTAAGTTAGCTGAATGGTTATACATATTCATTTTACATAGAGTATGTGGTTCAGCAATTAATTATGCCACAAAACCTTCCGGTTATTATAATACATTATTATGGCATCTCTATAAAGCCAAATCAATTGAAGAGATGACATCATTTGTTAATATGCATCCAACTCCGTTCTATACTTCTGTTGGATATCAATTTCCTTCCTTTCCTAGAATTCCTGAAGGGTCAAGATATAAACGAGGTGGTGATTACTATTTAACTGAATATGCACCAACATTGGCAAGAGAACTTGCTGAATGGTTGGAAAGTGGTGGTAAAAGAGACCTTAGAGAAATTGGTTCATTTATGTTAGAATGGAATACCGCACACGGTCTTAGCCAATATCATTTTCAATATGCAGCAACAATTGCTGATATTGCTGATTGGTATCCTCAATATGTAAATAGAGATTCTTTTTTCTATTATGGTAAAAATGCAATTGAATGTATTTCATACCTTGCTAAACCCACCACTAAAATGAAAAAAACAGAGTTCTTAGATGGTGTTATGATGAAGATATATGATGATACCAAAGCATATCCATATAATGCAGAAGATGTATGTTGTGACTACATTAGATGGGTGGAAAATTATGTTAGACCTGGATATGATTATAACCATTTAGATTATGATAATGTTTGGTCTTCATGTAAAATTAAGAATCATCCATTTGGTAGACAAAAAGCAATGTTAGATTTAGGATTAGTTAAGACATTTAATATGATGAAATCCCACCCTTCAGATGATGCAATTATTAGACAGGCAGGATTATCCGTAGAGGAATATAAAAACTTATGCAAAACACTTTAAAGGTAATTACAAATCCAATTGGTGGAGTACCTCAACTTAAGACTTCACATGTACTTGGTTGGGCATCTAATTGGGCAGAACAATTAGATGCAATAATTGACCATAAATGTTCACATAATATTATGAATGCATTAATTGTATATATAGAACATGGAGTAAACTTTAGTGGTACATTAAATCTATTTGGTGGAGCTAGTAAAGAAATATATGATCGAATCAATAGAGTTATGGCACATCCAAATGTTGTATCATTAGATTGGGATATCCCACCATGGGGAGAACAATTTAGAGGTAGAATTGGAAATGCAACTACATATGAAGGAATTACATCCCAATGGTGTGATGCATTAACTAAACGTATAAGTACCATTCCATCTCTTAAACAAGAACATTTACAAGGTATGAAAGGTATCACAATAGGTGATTCACATAGTACCGCATTCGCTGAGTCAGGTGATATTGTATTACGTGAGAATGGTAAAACATTATTTGGTACATTAAAACGTGGTTTGATTAACGAATTTAGAGGATTAACTCCATTCAATAAAGTAACTTTTTGTTATGGTTCAATTGATATAAGACATCATATATTACGTCATACCGATTTTAATCTAGATGAAATGTTGGATGAATATGTTAAACAAGCTCAAGCAATAGGTAAAGAGTATGATTGTGATGTGGAATTTACCGCACCTGTTCCTGTAGAATATGAAGAACGTAGACTACCAAAGACAGGATATTTTAAAGGTACCCCATTCTTTGGTTCAAGGGAAGATAGATTTAATTTAACAATGAGATTCATTGAAGGATTAAAAGATAGAAATGTTAAAGTGATTATGCCACCTTATAATTGGTATACAATGAACCCTGAAAAATATGCAAAGGTGCATATGGAAAATGGGTCAAGTGTTCATATTTCACCAATATATTATAGAAGAAAAAATTGGGGAATTACTTATTTTGATTGATATATATTAAAGAAGCCATTATGAAAATAGGATTTACATGTTCAACATTTGATTTACTTCACGCAGGACATATTGCAATGCTTAGAGAAGCAAAAGAGCATTGTGATTATCTTATATGTGGACTACAATCAAATCCAAGTATAGATAGAAAAGAAAAGAATGCTCCGGTACAAACAATTGTGGAACGTCAAGTACAATTAGCTGCTGTAAAATTCGTTAATGAGATTATTGTATATGAAACAGAAAAGGATCTTGAAGACATCCTAGAAATGTTTCATATTGATATAAGAATTTTGGGAGATGAGTATCGTGATAAAGATTTTACAGGTAAAGATATATGTAAGAAACGTGGGATAGCTCTATATTTTAATAAGAGGGAACATAGATTCTCTTCCTCTTCATTAAGAAAATTAGTAATAGAACATTCAAAATAATAACAATTGTAGAAGGAAATTAAATATGGATATTACTCAAAGTATTCTGTCAGACATCACAGTTTTCAATAAGTACGCAAAGTATCTACCTGAAATTCAGCGTAGAGAAACATGGGAAGACTTATGTGATCGCAATATGGCCATGCATATCAAAAAATACCCACAACTAAAAGATGAAATTAAAAAAGTATATGCCGATTTTGTGATGACAAAAAAAGTATTACCTTCAATGCGTTCATTACAATTTGGTGGTTTACCAATTGAGTTGTCAAACAATAGAGTTTATAATTGTGCATTCTTACCTATTACACATGAAGACTCATTCTCGGAAACAATGTTCTTATTATTGGGTGGTACAGGAGTAGGTTACTCTGTACAATTACATCATGTTGCACAACTACCGATAGTTCAAGGACCAAAAGAAAAGACTAGACGTTTTCTTGTTGGTGATTCAATTGAAGGTTGGGCTGATGCAGTTAAAATATTAGTTGAAGCTTACTTTCATGGTAAATCAGATCCTATATTTGACTTTCGTGATATTCGACCAAAGGGTTCAAGATTAGTTACATCAGGTGGTAAAGCTCCAGGTCCTGACCCATTGAAATTATGTATTGAACATATTAGATCTGAATTAAATAATGCTATTGGTCGTAAATTAACATCATTGGAAGTACATGACATTCAGTGTCATATTGCAGATGCTGTATTAAGTGGAGGTATACGTCGTGCTGCCATGATTTCATTATTCAGTAAATCAGATATGGATATGTTGACTTGTAAATCAGGTATGTGGTGGGAATTAAATCCACATCGTGGTCGTGCCAATAACTCTATTGTATTGAATCGTAAAGATATCACTGAAGATGAGTTTGCCGATATATGGGAACGTATTCAAGCATCAGGAGCAGGAGAACCCGGGGTATTTTGGACAAATGATTATGAATGGGGTACTAATCCTTGTTGCGAAATTGCATTGAACCCATTTCAATTTTGTAATTTAACTGAAATCAATTCATCAGATATAGTTGACCAAGAAGATTTAAATGCCAGAGCAAGAGCAGGAGCATTTCTTGGAACCCTTCAGGCAGGATATACTGACTTTCATTATCTACGTCCTGAATGGAAAGAACAAACAGAGAAAGAAGCATTAATTGGGGTTGGTCAAACAGGTATTGCATCAGGTGCGGTATTACCTTTAAATCTAACTGAAGCAGCACATCAAGTTATTGAAGAAAATAAACGTATTGCAGGTATTATAGGTATCAATCCTGCAGCTAGAACAACAACGGTTAAACCTTCCGGTACTTCATCATTAACTGTTGGTTCATCATCAGGTATTCATGCATGGCATAATGATTATTATGTTCGTAGAATGCGCGTTGGTAAGAATGAACCACTTTATAGATATATGTCTGATAATATTCCTAATTTAATTGAACCATGTTTTTTTAAACCACATATTGAAGCAGTGATGTCCTTTCCTCAAAAGGCACCAAAGGGAGCCATCTTAAGAACTGAATCATTTATGGATTTATTGGAAAGAGTTAAACGTTTCAATATAGAATGGGTTCGTGCAGGACATAACTATGGTAATAATTATCATAATGTATCATGTACTATCTCATTAAAGAATAATGAATGGTATAGAGCAGGACGTTGGATGTGGAAAAATAGAGACCATTATACCGGAATCTCTGTATTACCATATGATGGTGGTTCATATAAACAACCTCCATTTGAAGATATTACTGAAGCAGAATTTAATGAAATGGTTGGGCATTTACATTCAATTGATTTAACTAAAGTAATTGAACATGATGATAACACCGCAGCAAGGGATGAAATTGCTTGTGCAGGTGGTGTCTGTGAGACCACGCAATAATTAATTATGTGGCACTTGTGGGCAAAAGCACTAGGAGAAAAAGCATCTAGTGACAATAGAGAAGCAGATAAGATTGCATGGATTAGAACTTGTATTGTTTTAGTATATGTATTAACTAACTTCTTTATTGTTGCAGGAGTTATCCATCATTGGTAATAATAAGAATAAGAGGTTAAAAATGGCAATTAGGTATTTCGAATGTGCACATTGTGATGCACGTGGTAAAATTATTATGAAGGATGAAACTAGAGTAGAAGATATTGTATGTTGTCCTGTTTGTGGTGGTGATATTTATGAGGAAGATGACATAGATAAGGATGAATAAATAGTCCCATGTGGACATATAACAATAATATAATAGAAACTCTTCCTGATGGATGTATTGGGTATGTATACCTAATTACAAATTTAATAAATAATAGAAAGTACATTGGGAAGAAGTTAGCAAAATTTTCAAAGACGTCAGTCAAAACTGTCACTCTTAAAAATGGACTTAAGAAAAAGAAAAAGATTAGATCAAAGATTGATTCTGATTGGATGACATATTATGGATCTAGCATTGAATTATTAAAGGATGTGGAACTATTAGGTAAAGATAATTTTACCCGTGAAATTTTATTTTACTGTAATTCAAAAGCAGAGTGTTCTTATATAGAAGCAAGAGAGCAGTTCACTCGAAAGGTACTTGAATCGACTGATTATTATAATGGGCAAATTTCTGTCCGTGTACATGGCTCTCATATTATAGGAAAACTATGATAAAATATCAATCTGTGTTTATGAGCGATTGGCATCTAGCAACAAAAGACTGTCAGGCTGAACCGTTAAATGAGTTTTTGAAGAGCTTTATTTGTAAGAAGTTATTTCTTAATGGTGATATATTAGATGCATGGCGTATAAAGCAAAACAAGTGGGTATGGTATCCATCACATACAAAAGTAGTTAAGTCAGTATTAAAGCATGCAAAGCATGGTACTGATGTGATATATGTAACTGGCAATCACGATGAGTTTATTAGACCTTTTATAGAAGGGGTATTACAATTTGGTGATATTAAAATTGTAAACAAATATGAGCACTTCGGTATAGATGGTAAACGATACTTGGTTATACATGGTGATATATTCGATGGCATTGGAACTATTGCCCCATGGTTAGCACATCTTGGTGATAAAGCCTATGACGTTATATTGAGACTTAATGGTCATTTTAATTGGATTCGACGTAAATTTGGATTTGGTTACTGGTCACTCAGTAAATATTTAAAGCATCAAGTTAAGGGTGCAGTTGATTTTGTATTCAAGTTTGAGATTAATCTTGCTGAATATGCAAAGAAAAACGGGTATGATGGTGTCATTTGTGGACATATACATCATGCAGAAATTAAAGAAATCGATGGAATCATTTATATGAATTCCGGTGATTGGGTTGAAAGTCGATCAGCACTTGTAGAACATAGTGATGGTAGATGGGAAATCGTATATGGGAAATAAATAATGAAACTTAAAAAATTAAATAGAAAAATGTATCTTGCTTGTGTTAGACATGATAAAAAAACACAAAAGAAATTATGGTTAAAGATATTACAAAAAAGTCTTAAACATAAAAAGACACAAATAACCCAATGATTATTTTAATGTTTATAACCGCCTTGACTTTGTCGGCAGTGGCAGCATATTATTCCATTATGGGTCTTACCGCAATATTCTCAGCAGCGGTATTACCAATTATTATAATGGGTTCAGTATTAGAAGTTGCTAAATTAGTGGTGGCATCATGGATATATCGTAATTGGAAAGAAGTACCAATTATGATGAAGTCATATTTTATTATGGCTTTAACTATATTGATGATATTGACTTCAATGGGTATATTTGGTTATCTATCCAAAGCCCATTTAGACCAAGCAGTACCAACAGGTGATGTTGCTGCTAAAATAGAATTAATCGATGAAAAGATAAAAGTTGAAAAGGAAACTATTGATGCTGCTCGTAAAACAATTATCCAATTGGATGCACAAGTTGATCAGACGATGTCGAGGACTGCAGGACAAACCGATGATAATGGAATTAAAAGATCCCTTGCTATACGTAAGAATCAATCAAAAGAACGCGCAACCATTTTTCAAGATATCCAAAAGGCACAGGGTAAAATTGCTACGCTTAATGAGGAACGTATTCCGATTGCATCGAACCTTAGAAAAGTTGAAGCGGAAGTAGGACCAATTAAATACATTGCAGCTTTAATATATGGTGATAATTTAGACCAATCATTATTAGAAAAAGCTGTTCGTATTGTTATATTAATGATTGTATTTGTATTTGATCCATTAGCTGTTCTTATGTTAGTTGCTGCCAATTGGAGTCTTAAACATAAAATTAAAAAAAATGAAGAATTAGATACTGAAGGTTGGGTATGGGAAGAACCTGAAGAACCTATAACTGAATCTGAGCAAGATCCTATTCCAACTCCACCAACCCCATCTTCAACCATAGAAGAAGATGTTAATCAACTGCAACAATCTCAAGTCACTATCAAAGAAATTCATTACGACTCTTTAGGCAGAAGAATGACACCCTAGTCATTTTAAGAGTAAATATAATTTAATAAAAGTAATAAATTAGTATCACTTTTATAATCTAAATTATAT